CATTATAATTATTATATAAATATAATATATATATAAAATAAATAAAATATTATATATATATATATATATATATATATATATATACAATGTTATACCCAATTACTTTTTCTATTCCACAAGAAAAAATAGTAAATTTTATTCATTGTAAAAAGAAGATTTTATCAAATATAATACCAGGTAATGCGTCTACTTATATTTATAATAATGAAGAAGATTATTATAATGAATATAGAAAATCATTCTTTGCTATGACTACTAAAAAGGGCGGATGGGATTGTATGAGACATTATGAAATTTTAGCAAATGGGTGTATTCCATTTTTTCCAGATATTCACCTATGTCCTGCAAATACTATGGCATTATTACCAAAGAATTTATTATTAGAAGGAAATTTATTATATAATGAATTCAGTAAAAAAAATACAAATCAACTAACTGAAGAAAATTTAAATCAGTATAATTTATTAGTTAATAAATTATTAGAGTATACTCGTTATAATCTAACAACAATTAAATTAGCCAAATATATATTAGATAAAACAAATTTTAAAGATGCTAATAATATTTTATATTTATCGGGTGATACAAGTCCTGATTATTTAAGATGTCTAACTTTACATGGATTTAAAGAATTATTAGGTATAAAATGCCATGATTATCCAAAAATACCTCATATTTATAAATCAAATACTATAAATTATAAACAACTATATGGAAAAGGAATATCATATACTTATTTATTAGAATCAGAATTACATGATGCTTCTTTAGATTACAATATTGAAGAACATATTAATAATAAATATTTTGATATTATAATTTATGGATCATATCATAGAGGTATGCCATTTTTTGATAATGTAAATAAAATATATAAACCAAACGAAATTATTTTATTATGTGGTGAAGATATTCATAATTGTAATTATGATATATATAATAATAAAGGTTATAATATTTTTGTTAGAGAATTACATTAAGTACTTGAATATAAAGAAATAACAAACTAGATATCTTTTTTCTAAATATAACAATAGTTTTTTCACATTAATTCATTTTATTAATCATTCGTTAAATTATAGTAATATAAATTTATATTAGTATACTTTTTTTAATATAGTTAATCCATTATTGTTTTTATATTGTTTGTCCATTATCCAGTTTGTATTGGCTATTAAAAATTCATCAATTGCAGGTATTAGACCTTTCAATATTTCATGCTTTGGTATTTTAGTCCTACTTACTAGGCCATCTAAATTATTACCAACATATAACCAATTATATAATCCATTTGATCGTTTTGTTTCTCCTTCTATACCATCAATTTCTGTATCATGCATAATTATATATTTATTTGTTATTTTTGAAAACTTTTCAAGCTCTCTCTTTAATTGACCGTAAACATGCCATGTATCTATAAAAGTTAAATCGTAGGTCTCATTATTTGAAAATACTAGATCTAAATTGTTAATCCATTCGTATTTAACCACTACGGAATTGGATTCTGCTATTTTTTTAAAATCAGCAATATCACAGTGCTCAATATCATTCAAAAAAATTACTTTGTCAGTTGTATTTTTGTTTTCCACTAAACCATATAATAATGCATATGAACTTACAACTCCTCTAACACCTGTTTCAAAAACTGAACTGCATTCTTGAGCGTACGCTTTCAGTGTTGGTAAATGTTCATTTATATCGCATGGATTATTGCATAATTCAATATACTTGGTTTCTAAAAGAGCCATAATGTGTTAATAATATATATTATTTTATGTCTTTATTATTAAATAATATTTAATATTATTAATAAGCTATTATTAATAAGCTATTATTAATAAGCTATTATTAATTTTATTATTAATTAAAGATAAATTTTTTTATTTCAATATATAGCATTATGATTTATATTGAAATTATGGGAGGACTTGGAAATCAGTTGTTTCAAATTTTTTGCGGTATTGCGTATTCGCTTGAACATAGGGTTCCATTTAAAATAAATATTAGCAAGTTTGATTTAGTATCTCCGCTTGACAATATTAGTAAGCGACCTACATATTGGGCGAATTTTCTTAGTAATCTCTCTAGGTTTACATATCAAGACCAGTTAGCAATTCCAGCATATATAGAAAAAACTCATTTTAGATTTACTAGAATCCCTTATATAAGTCAAGATTTCAAATTGCACGGTTATTATCAAAGTTATAAATATTTTAATGGTCAATACGCTAATATATGCAAAATGATTAATTTAGACAATCAAAAGGCGGACATTGCCGAAAAATATAAAAATTTGCTTAGTGGTGCAAAAAAACCAATAAGTCTTCACTTTAGAATAGGCGATTATGTTAAAAATCTAGCAATGCATCCAGTATTGAGCACTAGTTACTATATAAATTGTATTAATTATTTAAAATCTCAGGTTCCAGACTTTGAAGAAGACTATTATTTGCTAGTATTTGGAGAGCTTTGCGATAATGATAAAATCTCTCGTGCTATTGAAAGCATAAAGGCACACTATAATATTAGCATTGTGCTAATAGATTATAATGTTCCTGATTATGAACAACTTTTATTAATGTCGTTATCCAGTCACAATATAATAGCAAATAGCACATTTAGCTGGTGGGGTGCATATTTTAATAATTCTACTAATAAAATTGTATGTTATCCGAGTATATGGAATGGGTCAGCTAATAACGTAAAAGACCTATTTCCAGAAAGTTGGATAAAAATCTCTTCTTAAATTTTGTTTTAATTTATGATTTATAATAATAACTATGCTATAATTATTATAAAACATATTACCAATAACACCCATTTTCAATCAATTTATAATTACTCGGTTTGTATTCATCTGGAATTACAGTAATCCAGTTTTCATTATAAGGTAAATTGCTATGCTCTTTTTCTCGTGCGGACAAAATTCCAAAAATAGTTTGAATACTTCCACCCAAGTATATGGCGTCTTTATTAAGTTCGCTATGTATTTTATGACATAACATATGGCCATAACATCCACAACCCAATAATACAATGTCAAAATCTAGTGTTTTAATTATATTAAACACGTGTTCAAGTGTTTCGTGATAATTAGCATGTGGTCCATTATTTAAAAAACAATATGGAAATTTAATAGTTTTTAGGTCTGCTAGCTTTGGAAATTTTTCATAAATCTTATATACATTTCCTGAATTATATTGTTGCTCTATAAGACCATCAAAACTAGATACACATAATACTTTTTTGTTTCTCATATAATCAAATATACTGTCTATTCTATCATAAAAGTGACTTCCATTCATAGATTGGTAATTAATAATATTATATTTATTGAAAAAAGCTGCCTTATATTTGTTAAATAGCGGCATCATGTTTTCACCCATATAAAATTGCGCTTTTTCGCAGCCACCAATACTAATTTCAAGATGGTTTATAAATGCAAAATAATTCTTTGTAAATGCTGTTTCATCAAAATCCATTTGACTACCACGCACTGCTTTATCATAATAACCAGCGGTTGTATATAACCAATTTGTATAGTTTTTTAATACATTTGATAATTGCTTTTTTAAATAAGGAGCTTCATTTCCATATTTCAATACATAAGATATAAATAATATGTGCGATTCAGTATTTCCTAATCTTACTATTTTCATATTATGTTTATGATTATGCTTTAATAATTAGCTTTAAAATATTACCTTTATATTATTATCTTTATATTGTTTATGTAATATTTAAAGTCCATAGTTATAAATATTTAAATATATACGGTAATAATATTTTTATATAAATATATAAATATATAAATAGTTAATTATATATTAACTAATATGAAACTATTAATTGTTGATGAGATGCATTTTAAAAATAAAATTGGAATGCTATTATTATTGGAACATTTAAAAATTGAATATAAGATTTGTCAGTATAATGATGTGAATAAATATATTAAAGACTATGATATTATTCATTCTCAATATACACCAATAGATGCGTCGTTATTTCCTGAAAAAAAATTTATTTTTGGTGCCGCTTTTTCCATTTTTCCTAATAATAAATTACTAAGCATAAATAATATACATAATAATTCTATTTATATTCAACCAAGCATTTGGGCTGCTGAAACATGGAGAAATTTTAATGTAGAAAAATTTATACCTATAAAAGTATTTCCTTTTCCAGTAGAAGTAGAAAAATTTACGCCTAATCAACATTCTCAAAAAAACGAAGTTTTTATATATTTTAAAAGGCGAAATCCACAAGAGCTCGAATATGTGAAACATTTTTTAAATAATAAAAATATTACTTACAAAATATTTGATTATGTTCAAAAATACAGTGAAGAAGATTATTTGAAATGTTTGCAAAATGCAAAATACGGAATTATTATAGACGCGCATGAAAGTCAAGGATTTGCCATAGAAGAGGCACTATCTTGTAATGTGCCATTATTAGTATGGAATACTAGTGTTATGTCTCAAGAATATGGTTCAAATTATCCAAATATATCGTGTTCTAGTATAGCATATTGGGATGAAAGATGTGGTATATATTTTTATAATAAAGAAGAATTTGAAACTAGTTATAATGAATTTATAAATAAACTAGAAACTTATAGTCCACGAGCATATATAATGGAAAATTTAAGCCCGCAAAAATGTGGAGAGCGATTTATTGAATTGGTTGCCACGTATTAAATGAATGATGAAACCCATAATTTTTCTGTGCATCCAATCTATATTTTTCTTGATTGTGATTTCCAAAGTTGCCCACTTTATTTGTAAATAAATAAAACCATGAAAGTTCTTGTGAATAACCTCTCCATACTTCATTTAAAGATAGTAAATCTAATGCTTTTTTCCATACTTCTTTTGGTCTTGATAAAATATATTTTTTGGGGACAATATATTGACCGCCTGGACTAACACTATAACTCATGTTATTTATATTTGTAGATAATATTTCAGATAAGTGTGCATTTACATTTCCTCCATTTGTATAATAAGGGTCATTATATATTACTTGATAAAACGAAGCTAGCTCACTAGTATGTTTAATTTCATTATTAATTTTGTCACACATTTTATCTAATTGTTCGCTTGTAAGTGGTGGTGGATATGGTGCATTTGGTAGTCCAAAATATTGCCATCCCATAATAACTTGAATATGTTCAAAAGGATTACCTTGCAAAAATACTGTAACATCGTCTAAATTATCATAATTTTCCACAATATGATGTAAGAAAGTATGTGATTCTCTGCCTATATTCGGTAATTTTATGCTATTTGTAATAGGACTATCAGATTTATCATATATTGTTATTTTATGACCTTTAATTTTATTTGTCCATGATATATCTTCTTTATATTTGGCAATAACTAAGCATACAGACATATAAATATATAATTAATTATTTATATGTTTTTATATATAAAAAGTTATATATAAATTATATTATATATTATATAATATAATTATTATGGCAAACCTTGTATTAATAACATCAATTATAAACACTCCTAATAAACCATTATCATATACTAATACTAGATCAGTTTTTTCTCGTAAGGAAAGATTCGAGCAAACAAAATTAACAATACAATCTATTAAAGCAAAAGTTCCAAATAATAAAATACTACTTGTTGAATGTAGCGATTTTAATGAAGAAGAAAAAATATATTTTGAAAAAGAATGTGATTATATTTTAAATTTGTGGGATAAAAAAGAATTACACTGCACTATTTTTGGTCTTTCAAAAGCACTTGGTGAAGGAACTCTTACTATTCAGGCGTTTCTATATATAAATGAAAATAATATTTTATACGCTAATTTTTTCAAAATTAGCGGTCGCTATTGGTTAAATGATAACTTTGATTATAATATATTCAATAACGAAATGTTAATTTTTAAAAAAATAAATGATAATAACATATCTACTGTTTTATATAAATTCCCTCATTATATACAAGAATATTTACATGCATTTCTTAAAGACAATTATGATAATATGAATAATTTTATAGGATATGAAACCTTATTTTCAAATTTTTTAAAATCTATAAAATCTAATAATACTATTTTATTTGATAAATTAGGTGTTAGTGGATATGTTACTGTTTGTGGAAGTTTTTATGAAGCGTGAAATATGACGTTTATTATATCATTGTTTTTATCAAATATAATTGTTTGATATTTTCTCCAGATAACTGGTTTAGTCACTAAACTTTGATAATAACGTTTTACATCATCACTATACCATGCACCAATATAATAATTATTCGTATTTTCAACCATAAATTTAAATGATATTATCAAGCAATCATATTATTTATCCCATTATGATCACGCATACAATTAAATTCATCATCACCATATTTTAGAAATGATACAGCTATTGAATTTTCTATACATTCTATATTATGACTTGTTTGTTATACCCATATTATATTAGTTTATAATTATAACTATTTATTTTTAAATATAAAAATAAATAGTTATATATTTATATATGAAAATAGCCATTATTGATGGTAAAAATCAAGATATTGGTTTAAAAATATTATTTCCAGAAGCTGATTATTTTATAAATAATATAGAATTAAATAAAAAATCCAGTTTACAAAAATACAATATAGAAATGAAAACAGATTGGAGTATTATTAACGATAAAAACTACGATTATTTATTTATAATTATAGCTTTATATGATGCTAAAATAGGTACTAAATTTTATAAACAAGACATATACGATATTTTACAAAAAGAATTAATAATAATCAATAATAACAAATTTAAAAAAGTATTTATGTTTGACAATTATGATTACGATTATGACCCAAACACATTAGTAAAAAATAATAAAATTAATTTATTTTTTAAACGACATTATAATAAAAATAAACATTATCAGGAAAATGTTATACCTTTTCCTTTTATAATGTTTGGTGAAAAAGCATTAATAGAGAAAACAGATATAGATACAAATATTAAATTTTGCAATGATGAAAATAAGTTAAATAGGGTTTTTTGGAGTGGTAGTTTATATTGTCACTCGGATAATGAATATCCATGTTTACGAAATAGAATACTTACATATACACAAGTTATGTCGTATAGCAATAATCATATATTTAATCCAGGAAGATTACCTTATGAAACATTCATATATGAAATTAACAAAAGCAAAATATCATTAGACTTATTAGGTGTTGGGTGTCCTAATGGGCGAACTTTTGAAATTTTAAGTAGTAATTCATTACTTTTTCGTGAATATAGCGACTTAGTATGGCCTTTTCCAGAGCAATTTTCAGAAGAAACTATATTTAAAAATGGAAAAGAATACATAGATAAAGTAAATAAATTATTACAAAATAATGAACTATATATGAAATGTTTAATTAATCAGCAAACTATTGTTAAAAAATATTTTAATATAACTTGGATTAGAAATTATATATCTTCACATATGGATTGAAAATTATATATTTATATTATAAATATTTAAAATATGGATATTATTACAATATACATTTACATGTTGTAAATGTATATTATATTCAAGAGTATTATATTTGTTTAATACTATTAAATGTATCATCTGCAATTTTTAAATAATTTTTTGATATTTTATCAATATCAAAATTAGAAAATAATTTATCGTAATAATATTTATAATTATTAATAACATTAATGGTAGTATCCACCAAATTATCATATTCGCTTTCAATAATATATTCTTTAAGTTCAAAATCAATGTCAATAGATTTTTGAGTAATAACAATTACTTTATTGAAAATGCATCTATTACATCGCATTTGTTCAAAAACATTATATGTTTCATTATAATGAATATTTAATAGTATTTTATATCTGAATAATAAGTTATCTCTTTCTATAGAATACCCTTTTATTTCATTTGTTTGAACCCCCAATTTTTTTAAACTATTTATAATAGTCATCCTGTAACTTTTTTCGTTAACAAAATGCCCAATATATGCTATATCATATATTTTATCATAATTATATATTTCATTATGATTTACTAAATAAGGAATATATAAAATATTATTATTTATATTCTTTGATTTTAAACAATATATATTTGATTTACTATAATCAATAATTTTAATATTATTTGTAATATAACATTGTATTCTATTTAACTCTTCTTCTCGTGTTAATTGTTCTGTATTTAATATATAAATATTATTAAGTATATTTGGTATATTTGGTATATTTGGTATATCTGGTAATGTCTGCATAAATATTATTATATCATTAGTAATTTTATTACTAATATTATTAATTATTACAAATAATTTGTTTAAATCTAATATTAGTACAACATCATTATAATTTATAATAATTGAATTAATGTAATCTATAAAAAATTTTAGAGTGATAGGATTTACATAAATATACACAATCATATATAAGTTAATGATTAATAACTATTTAAATAACTATTTAAATAACTATATAAATAACTATTTAAATAAATAGTTATGCTTATATACATATAGATATGCATATTTGTGATGCTAAAAAAGTAACATTATTTATAACTTCTTGTGGACGACCTAATTTATTAAAAATAACATTGGAATCCTTTTTAAAGTATAATTCTTATCCTATAGAGGAAGTAATATTATGTGAAGATTCAGGACACAAAGGTATTGTTGATTTTGTGAAAGATATTTTACCATATAAAATCACTTTTTGTTACAATGAAACCAGAATCGGTCAAATGAAGACTATAGGTAAATATTCTAATCTTATTAGAACTCCTTATGTCTTTCATTTAGAAGATGACTGGGTATTTTATGATTATGGTTTCATAGAACTATCTTTTAGAATAATGGATTCTGATCCTAACATTTCACAAGTTTTATTACCCGATCAATCTCAAAGAATTTTTAAAAAAATAAATATAAATAATCCATTGTGTTATAAAGTTACAACTGTAGGATATAAAGAAGATAGAGAACTTAATGTATTTAGTTGGAATCCAGGATTAAAACATCTAGATATAGCAATGTTAAGAATTCCATACGAACCATGGGATGATGAATATACTATTCAATTAGCAGTAAATAAACTTGGTAAATATGCTGTAATTCCTAATCATGACAATAGAAGTATAAAAGGATTTTGTAAACATATAGGTGCAAACGACCATATAAATAATATAATTAAAGGCACAAATGAAATAATTATAGGCAGACAGCATTTTCCAGACAAACAAGAAATACAATTAAAAGATATATAAATTGTGAATTATTTGCTAATTGAAAATTTTTAACTCTAATATTATAACTTATAGTAATTAAATAAATCTATTATTTGATTTTCCATGTTTTTTATATTAAAATTCATAGCATAATTACTGTTTAATGATCTATCAATATTTGATTTGTCATTAACTTTTTCTATTGTTAAATTTAATTTGTATATTTCATTTATAAAAGCACATAGATCATATTTTGAAACGCTACTAGGCGAATATATATGTCTTACTCCTCTCCAAAATAAATTTTTTTCTATTATATCTTTAATTATTTCTGCTAGAGTTAAACACGAAACACCATTCCATATATGATTGGCATAGCCATTTATTTCTTTGTTTTGTTGACTAATTAACCATTCAAGTAAACTTTTTTTATTAAACAGCTCCTCGCCTATAATAGATGTTCTAATAATGCAAGCATCTTCAGGTTCTCCTAGTGATTTACTTACACCATATATGCCTTTTTCACTGTGTAAATCAGTTTCAATATAATTACCTTTTTGTCCATCGTATACACAATCCGTTGTTATGTGAATAAATTTATAGTTATACTTTGTAGATAGTTCTTGTAATTTATGTGGAAATAATGTATTAATTCTAATATATTTTCTATAATCTGATGTAGGACAGTTTTGTGGAATTATACCAGCACAATTAATAAGCGTATGAACATCATTATATTCTTTTTGCAATAAGCTATCTAACTTACTCCACAAATCATTCTCAATATCAAATTCTTTACGTGTTATAGTTATTACTTTATATTTTTCTACTAATACTTTATATACATAATTACCTAACATCCCTGTAGAACCAAATAATATTATTTTCATGAAATAGTATATTACTAATAATAAAATACTATTTAAATGCATTATGTTTCTATATTTATATATGACACTTATTAATAAAAAAATATTAATCTTTGGTGGAACAGGTTCATTGGGTTATGAAATAACAAAAAGATATATTAATAGCAATAATATTTATGCTTTTTCTAGAGATGAAAACAAGCATTGGCATATGAAATTAGATTTTTTAAATAATAAAAAATTGCATTTTATAATTGGAGATATAATTAATAAAGACAAAGTTAATAATGCAATCCAGCGTGTCAATCCTAACATAATAATTATTGCAGCAGCTATGAAACACGTTGATCAATGCGAGATTAATCAGGAACAGTGTTTAAATTCAAATTTATTGGGTGTTAAAAATATTCTTGATACTATAGAAGAAAACAAGAATTCTTTATATCCAACATTAGAAACCGTTTTATTTGTAAGCAGTGATAAAGCATGTAGTCCTATTAATACATATGGCATGTGTAAAGCTATTTCCGAGCAACTTATTATTGAAAAAGCATATTACATTAATACTATAAAATTTGTAAATATTAGATATGGTAATGTATTAAATTCGCGTGGTAGTATTATACCGTTGTTGCATAATATAGGTAACGATGTAAATAAGACAGAGTTCACATTAACACATAAAGAAATGACTAGGTTTGTTATGACTTTAGAACAGAGTGTTGACCTTATTGAATATGCTATTATTAATGGAAATTCAGGAGATACTATTATACCAAAATTAATTTCAATGAATGTTATTGATTTACTTGAACTTTTTTCTGAAAAATATAACAAACCAATTAAAACTATTGCTATTAGACCTGGAGAAAAAATGTTAGAGTCACTAATTAATGAAACACAATCTTCACGTGTTGAAAAAAAAGGTGATTATTATCATATTAATTCAATATTTACTTATACTAAATCTATATTACCTGAAACTATGAAAGACTATAATAGTAAAATTAACCCATTAACAAAAGAAGAATTACAGGAATACTTACAATCTTATAATTTATTATAATAAATAAAATAATATATAAATAATATATAAATATTAAAACCTAATATATATTATTTATGACTGTTAGTAATAGTAACCCTAATAGTAGTAGTGTTGTTATTCCCAAAATTATCCATCAATTATGGATTGGTCCTAAGCCTCGTCCCTCAAAATTTATGGCTACTTGGCAGACTAAGCACCCCGACTACGAATATATTATGTGGAATGAAGAAGAAATTCGCAATCGTGGGTTGCATCTAGAATGTGTTTCAAAAATTAATGAAATAGAGGAAATTAATGGTAAAGCCGATATTATACGTTGGGAGATTTTATACCATTATGGTGGTCTATTTATTGATGCCGACTCTATTTGTATTGAGCCATTTAACTATTTGATTGAGCAACATAAACCTTTTTGTGGGTATGAAAATGAAAACGTAAGACAAGGCTTAGTTGCAACCGGAACTATGGCGTTTCCGAAAAATCATCCACTGCCGCGAGGCGCAATTGATTATATTAAAGCCAATGAAGTTAGCCGAGCTAAAACAGGTAAAATGGCGTGGAGAACTGTTGGTCCCGAATTATTAACAAAGCTTCTTCAAACTAATTTGTTTTGTGATGTTGTCATTTATCCTAGTTATTATTTTTTACCGAAGCATGCCACTGGAATACAATATATGGGGCATTCTATTGTTTATGCGTATCAAGAATGGGGCTCTACTAAGCAAAATTATGAAATTATGAACTCAATTGAATTAGAGGACATTTATAAAGAGCCTAAAATTTGGGTCTCCGTTTTAGTAAGCAGTTATAATACAAATCATAAATATGTTGTAGAATGTTTAGAATCAATAAAAATACAAAACGGCCATTTTGGGATTGAGCTAGTATGGATTAATGATGGTTCAAACGAGCTAAGCACTAAGCTATTAGAAAAAACACTTGAGGAGTTTAAAGCTAAAATGCGATTTGTTAAAATTGTTTATAAAAAATGGCCTACAAATAAGGGTATTGGTTATAGTTTGAATAAAGGCGTGGAAATGTGCTCTCACGAAATCATTATTAAAGTTGATAGTGACGATATATGTGTGGCTGATCGTTTTATTAAACAACTAGAATTTATGAAAAATAATTTAGATTGCGCCATTGTTGGCTCTAATGCGCATTACTTAAAAGAAATTAATAATTCTAAAGTGCTTCAAGGTTGCACAAATCACCCATATTTATTAACGTGGGACGACTATAAAAGAAATCCATCACATTGGTTTGTAAATCATCCGTGCGTATGTTATAGAAAATCTGCTGTGTTAGCAATTGGTAATTATAATGAGCATACACACTCGCTTTACGAAGATTTTGAACTAGAACTAAAACTGCTCAAACATTTTGGAAAGTTATATAATATTCAAGAAAATTTACTATATTATAGAATACACGCTAATCAGGTTACTGCTAATAATAGTTGCTCTAAACCAGAGGTAGTTAATGCGCGAAATGTTTTTATTAAAAAAATGTTGCAAGATTAAAATAGCTATAAAAATAGCTATAAAAAAATTGAAATATAAAATTTGTTCAATATTGTTAAATTATAATATATTCTAATATTAACATTATTAAATGATTATTCAATTATTTAATAATTTTATTGAATATTTGCTAGTTAAATTGTTTCCTGACTATTACGAATATAAAATTATAGAGCGAGTTAATTCAAGTGGGTCGCTTGTTGAATATTGTGAAAATTGAATTGCATTGAATAAAATAAAATAAAATAAAATAAAATAAAATAAAATAAAATTAAATATAATAAAATTAAATATAATAAAATTAAATATAAATATAATAAAATTAAACATAATAAAATAAATATAATAAAATAAATAATTAGTTGAAAATATATTAAAAGCAATTTTTTACATTTTATAATAATTATAAAATGTATAATATAAACATAATTAATAACACAATTAATGATATAACGCTGTTATTTATTATAATTTTGAAATGGTTATTTATTACAATTTTTAAATGGACTAATCCGTTATATATACTATTAACACCGTTTGTATATATTGCTCGCTTATGTCACCAAGTGCCTATTCTTCTAAATGCTAATTCAAGAAAAGAGCAAATTAGTAGTTATAATAAATATAACATTGTTGCTTTGCCGTCAGATTCTAATTTTGTACAAGATAAATGGCAATCATTTCAATATGCGGAATTTAATTTTCCTGAAGGGTGTGACATTGATAAATATAGAGAGAACCTAGACAATTGGTCTATGAAAAATTTTAAGTGTAAATCAAACACTATTAATTATGAAGGGAACATTAAAGAATATATTGAAACTATTATTCGAAAAAAACCATCACAAGTTATTATAAACGCTACACATTTGATTGTTTATTTCAAGAATAAACTCATTATATTTATGGATCATTATTTTTGTGATGGATTAATTATTGCTGATTTTCTAAAACATTTATTTTATGAAGATAATATTTCCACTATAAAATTTCCAAAATATATATGTTATCCTCTTATTTCCGATTATATAGCTATTGAATATTTTGCAAGAACGTATATAGAGAATATAAAATATCCACCATTAATTAATGGTATAGGAGATAAAACATATTTAATGAGTAAAATAGTACAAAAAAATGATGAACTTATTTGGAACCGTTGGACAACCTATGCGCATGGAATTTATAATGTATATGAAGCATTACCTCAAAGTGTTGATTATTTACGAATAGGTTTAACTGTCGGGTTTGATAGTGATATAACGTTTGGAAATAATCGCATAGGCTTAATAATAGTGATTATTAAGCGAACACCTATTAATTTATCACATAATGAAAAAATATTAAATTATATGGAACAGTTTAAAAATCAAACATTAGCACGCTACACTGATGCGCTTACGTGTTATGATATAATTCGCTCTTATAATATGACATATATTCGTACTTCTAAAATGAAACGAGTTATTGATATTTATTTTACGTCTATATTTTTCAAAGAAGGAACTCCACAAATTACTAGAGCACTGGGTGGATTTATTGGTAAAATAAATATTAACGAATACATGTATATAAGCGCTGTATCATATGGTTCAAGTATATATTTTACTTATGTAACAAATTGGAAGCAATTGAAACTAACCGATCTTACAAACAATGGACTTAGTATCGAATATGAATTTGACAATAATGACCCTAATCAGTTTTAAGGTGTACTATTTTTATTTATTAAGATTAAATAAATAAAAATAAATATAAATTAAATAAAAATATAAACTCCGTGTTTTTTTATGTTTTTACCTCTTCCAAATACATATTTACGTGATTTTTATCCAAAAAAATATTAAATATACATAATGCTAATAACCATACTAAAAATGGCATATAATATTCTAAACCAATACTAAAAAATTTGCCTATTAAATAACCGGAAAAAATTAAGACGAGCATTAAACTTAGTGATAGTACTATATTTTTTGAAGATTCACCCATTTATATTTATATAATGTTATTTATTTTGTTTATTTTGTTTAATAACTAATATACTTTTCTCAATAATGGGTCTATTTTCTAATATAAAATCACTAACGTGATTACTATCTATTTCTGGATTATCTTTAAAATAGTCTTGCAACATTTTAAATAAGTAGTCTTTATTTAAAGGCGCCTTTACTTTGTTTTTTCTATATATTAATTTGCCATCATTTATATCAAATCTATCTATTTCATTATTTTCCATAACATTGATTAAACTTCCCGATAATTGCTTTTTAGAATTTCGCAATTCTTTGACTTGTTTATTCAATTGTGCTATTTTTGTATCAATAGCTATCCATTCTTTTATAGTATTTATTAATACTTGCTTTTGCTCACTCATATGCTATATTTAATAAATAATATTAATAAGTTTATTAATATTATTTTACATTGTTTTTATATATATTTTAAATCATTTATTTATTTATTGATTTATTTATTGATTTATTGATTTATTGATTTATTTATTGATTTATTGATTTATTGATTTATTGATTTATTGATTTATTGATTTATTGATTTATTGATTTATTGATTTATTGATTTATTGATTTAATTTTATAACTAATCTATTTATTAAATCTTCCTTATTTCCTGTTAATTTATAATTATGCATTCTTAATTCGTTTTTAAGCTCTATTAACGTTTTCTTTTTATACATTTTCATTATGTCGGGATTAATAGTATCCAATAATTTTTCTTCATTTATTGTATATTTAAAGTGGTTATTACAAAAAATACCGTATTTTGTTATGCAGGCGTTTTTTCCACATTTGTTTGAAGATTTATCTATATAACTGCATTCATACAATTGAATAGATAGATCAGGTGGACTATTTACACCTTTTACTAATTTATGTTCATAATACTTAAAATATGGCATAATTTTATTATTAACAGTCCTGCAATATGGACATTTTATTTCATTTAATTTTAATTTTGAATTATCCAATAATTTTTTAGTTTTTTGTTCTGTAACTTCGTTATATAGTTCTAAAAAATTAAATTTATGATTACACATTAATGTAATTGCATTATTATCTAATAATTCATTACTTATTAAGCATCGTTCATTATTCTTTCTCTCATTTTCACTCTCATTTTCATTTTCATTCAAAAATTGCATAAATAGTTCTTTACTAGTCATTGTTAAAAAATTTATTAATTACTTAAATTTAATAAATAGTTTTTAAATATTTATAAATAATGTTATAAATAATGTTATAAATAATGTTATAAATAACGTTTTAAAAATAGTTTTATAATATATTATAAATGTCTTTTTCTAAAGAAATTTGGGGTTCTAGTGTATGGAATTTATTCCACACAATTGCTCATAAAATTAAAGAGGACAAATTTGAATTTCATAAAAGCAATATTATATTTATAATAGAAAATATATGTAACACATTACCGTGTCCAGAGTGTAGTAAAGATGCGACTGCTATGTTAAAAAAGGTTGATTTTGCTCAAATTAATAACAAAGCAGACTTTAAATTATTAATGTTTAATTTTCATAATGCTATTAATAGTAAACTTAAAAAGCCTCTTTTTGATTTCAATGAATTAGATGACAAATATAGCAAAGCTAATATTGATGCTATATATAATAATTTAAATATAATTTACACTGCTAACTCAAATATTCCTCAACTTATGTCTTCCAGTTTTCATAGGCATCATTTATTTCCTAAAATAAAAGATACATTAAGAATTATTAGAGAAGATTTAATATAATATTAGCCTATTATTAGCCTATTACTTCTCCATTTTTATAAACTTGGCACTTAAATTGCTGATTTGTTGGTTTACTACATTGCACATTATTACTTACTGTGTCGGCAAAATACACAAACTTACTTTTTGTGCTTATGTATAGCATACTATAATATAGTATTCCAAAAAATATTCCTATTAACAAACCTAATATTAATCCCATTATATCACTGCATTTTTGATTATATTCTGTAACAACATTTATAGCTGTTACACCTATTAAAAATAGTAATAACGAAAAATTGTGTTGGCTATTTATTACCATAGGATAAATTAAATATGTTGATGAAAATGACAATATTGCACTACTTAGTGATGGAGCATTATAAATTCCTCCTACATCCTTAACGGTAAAAGGTGATGGTAAAATATTACAAAATGGCGATGCAAAGATGCTTTGCTTATTTTTAATAACATTTTTTAATACTAATACTATTACAGAAAGTATTACAATTCCCATATTAAAAACAATTCCTTTTTCTAAACTATTTTGTGCTATTGATAGTAAAGTAATAAAAAAAACAACTAATAAGGGTGCTGTAAAAGATATATATTCAAATATGTTTGTTAAACTCATTGTAATTGCTATTGGACCGCTCGACATTATTAATTAAAATATATATATATAATTAATTAATATATTTATATTTAATTGTTGGTGTTTATAGTATTTTTAGATTTAGGTTTAGTCTTTTAAATAATTATTTCAGCAATAGCTTGCTCTATATTTTCAAGCTCTACAAACTTTATTTTGCTCATATTTTTTTCATACTTTTCATAAAATATTTTGTAATCTTTAGCATTAGCTTTTGGATAATAAAAGGTTGTTACACCTGCTCGCAATCCACCCAATATTTTCAAATCTAACCCTCCTATTGCTGTTATGTTTCCTTGTAAGCATATTTCTCCTGTTATTGCTATATTGTTTCTAATTTTTCGCTTTGATAATAAACTATATAATACAAGTGTTATGGCTGCTCCTGCCGACGGTCCATCTTTTGGGGTCGCACCTTCAGGCACGTGAATATGAATTCCTTGCATCTTGCTTTTCTCTAGCTCTTTTGTTATTGCAATCTTTTCTGCAGTGCTTAATAAATTGTAAGCTAATGTTTTCGCTACAGCATTACTTTCTTTCATTATATCTCCTTGTAGTCCTGTAAGCTTTAGTTCTAAAAAATTTGTGCTATGAAAAAAACAGCTTTCAATATGTATAATTCCACTATTTCCATAACTGTTTGCCCATAGTCCATTAATTATTCCTACTTTTGGCTCGCTAATTATTGTTAAATAACTTATTTTAAATCTATCTCTCAAAAGTTCTTCAATAAATTCTCTACTTATTTTATATGGTAATTCATAGCATTTATTATTTTTCAATAGCATCAAATTAAACGAAGATATTATTTCAAATAATACTTCTTTTAGCTTTCTTACTCCTGACTCATTTGTATAATGCTCTATTATAAATCTAAGTTCCTCTTCCTCAAATATTAATATATCATCAAAATGAAATTTTGCGTATAATTCCGGCAATAAATAATCACGTGCAATAATTAACTTATCGTCTAATGTTAATATATCAAATTTTATTCTATGTATTCTATCCAATAAAATTTTATCCAATAACTCAACATCGTTATATGAAAATATAAATAATACTTTCGACAAATCTAAGTCTATATTGCTAAAATATTTGTCTTGAAAATGTGTGTTTTGTGTGCTGTCTACTAAATGAGTTAATATTCCTATTAGCTCTTTACCGTGCTCCGTTTTACTTACCTTATCCAATTCATCTATAAAAATAATTGGATTCATACATTTATGCTCCATCAAAATGTCAACTATTTTACCCCACGTTGAACCTACATATGTATAGTTATGCCCTTCTAATATGCTCCCGTTAGACGAACCTCCTAGTGCAATAAGAGAGAATGGTCGCGGTTTATTATTTATATCTTTCAAACAATGTGCCAACCCTTTTTGTGCCAAACTCGTCTTGCCTATACCTGGTAACCCTTCAAAACCGAAACAATAGCCCGACGATTCGCCATTTATCCATTGTCCTACTATTCGTTCAATTTGTAATTTAGCCTTTTTATGACCATAAACAGCTTTGTCTAATATATTATTGAAATTATTCATATATGCTATTATTTCGCCATTTTTTCTATTAATTTGATTAATATGCTTTTCAATAGAAAATAAATAATTGTAATAGTCACTGCTTATATATTCTTTAAAAAATAGCAATAGTTCGTTTATAACCAGCTCGTTAATAATATTAGGATTAATATATAAAGACTTAATAAATGTTAGTAAATTAGCTTTTAAAAATAATTTTTTATCATAAACTGCTCCTAGAGATGTTAATTTTAATTTTAATGATTTTAATAATGACGCAGTTATTTTTTTCTTATTATGTTCAATATATTCAGCTATAAGCATTAATAATTCATTAGTAATGACAACCTTATTAGCGCTTATTTTTTCAATAATATTAATATTTATAATATTATTATTATTTTTCATACTATGAATTGTGGTTAGTATATTACTTATATCTCTATTAGCGCTTAATAATAGAAAATTACTGTTTTTTAGTGGATTTATTATGTTGTTTAGTATGCTACTTATTTCATATTTGATTTTTAAAATTTCTTCTTCTTTATAAATAGCAAACGGTATTTTTAGTAGTCCGTCTAAATATTGCCTAGCTTTTGAACCCGTGTCTTCTGATTTTGATTTTATTTCTTTTAATTTATGCAATGCTTTTTCTTTTACGTTTATGTTTGCTTTCATAAAATATATGCTTTGCTCCAAAGGAATTTTTGCCGTTTCAAAAGTTAATAACTCGTTTGTGTATTCAACTGTTTTTTGTAAAGCATTTTTTAAGTGTTTTTTGCAATTCCAGTTTAAACTATTATATAATTTTATTTGGTCATTAGCGCTAGCATTTTTATCGTTAGATAATATGTCGTATAAAATATAAGCTATATACAAATTATCTGCTTTATTATTTATTAATAATAATTGTATTAGCATTGCGCGTTGATTATATAAATCAAAGCTTATAAAATCTTGAACCAACATTTCTAGTGTTTTTTGACTATAAACATCTATTTGATTAACGCTAGCGCTATATTTGTTATATAAGTCGCACGGGCTATATATGAGTAACTCTTTTAATGAATAATTATTTAAAAAGTTATTCCAAAGTTCTGCATTATAGCAATTACTAGTGCTAAGTCCATTAGCTGTTATATATTTGGCTATGCTTTCTTTTTTATTTATTATAAATTTATTACTATTATTTAGCGCCAATAAATCGTCACATAAGCAGTTTATTACTAATGTTTTTTGATTTTTAGAGTCGTGAATTATTACTTTAATTCCGTGGACTTTTATTATAAAGTTTGTATTGGTTCGAGCTAAGTCAAAGCATTCTAAACTGTCGCATTCTAATAATGTTTTATCATCTATTATTTTAAGTTTTGAAAGTGTTTTTGCATTTCCTGCATTTGCTGCAGTCCAGTTTATAATATTATAATTTAAAGGATGCAAGTGCTTTACTAATAATTTATATTTATGGCTTAAGTCATTTGTAAAATTTGTTTCAGCAAAAGAACACGCTAAGCATATATTTATTATATCTTCAAAAGAGTAGCAACCATAATTCTTTATTATAGATGATATGCTATTATTAATATATTGCAATTCATCTATAATATTTTCATAATTTATAGAATTAATTATGTTTATTGTTTTTTCTAACGCACTAAATGCATTGTTGTATTCATTATATGTCATAATGTGTAAGCCAGCGTAATAATTTAAACCTTTTGCTATATCATCAATCACCTTTTTGAAATATTCTAGCTTTTCTTCATAAACACTCATTAAAATACACTTATATAATATTTCTATATTAGTTAATGCTTTTTAACTTATAATAATATTTGTGAAAATTGATATATTTATATATAAATATAATTACATATAAATATAATTACAGACTATTAGTTAGTTATGGGTATTCCTTATTATTTTAGTTATTTAATTAAAAACCATAATCTTATTATTTCAAAATTGCAATTTTTGAATAATAATATTGCTAATCTGTTTTTGGATTGTAATTCTCTCATATATGACAGTTTAGATTTTAAAAAATTTCAAGCTAAGGACCAATTTGAAAGTTATATTATTGAAACTGTTATTATTAAAATAGGAGAGATTATTAAGGCTATTAATCCATTAGACACTGTTTATATTGCATTTGATGGAGTTCCGCCTTTTGCTAAAATAAGCCAGCAAAAAAATAGGCGTTATAAATCTGCTTATCAAAGCACTTTATTCAAGACCGAAGCTTTATGGGATAGTTGTGCTATTACTCCTGGAACACGTTTTATGGCAAATTTAAATAATGCCTTAAGTTTGCATTTTAAAAATGGCAACTATGTTAATAGTGCACATAAACCCTTAAATGTAATATTGAGTTTATCTAATGAAGCAGGCGAAGGTGAGCATAAAATATTTGAATATATAAGGCAGTCTAATGCTATTGTCAATAGCAACAGTGTGATTTATGGTATGGATGCAGACTTAATTATGCTTTCATTAAACCATTTAAAAT